AATAGACAATGGGAAGACGCAGATAGTCCTTTTCAGTTTCTAGCTTTTTGTGATGAATGGACAAGATACCATGAAACAGGTGATGGTTTTATATCTCATTTACCAGTAAACGTAGATGGCTCTTGTAATGGTCTTCAAATTTATTCTCTTTTATTAAGAGATAAAGTTGCAGGTACATTAGTTAACTGTATTCCTAGTGATAAACCACAAGACATATATCAATTAGTTGCTGATGAAGTTATTAAAACTTTAAAAGTGAAAGCTGAAGAAGGTGATGACTTGGCGAAGAAATGGTTAGCTTATGGAGTTAAGCGTTCTACTTGTAAAAGACCTATTATGACAATTTGTTATGGGTCTACTAGATATTCATGCACAGATTTCGTAGTTGAAGATTTAACTAAACGAAAAGATAAAGGTGAGATGCACCCTTTTGATGACATGTTTAAACCTGCTACTTATTTGTCTAAAATTATTTGGGCTAGTATAGGTGAAAACTTAAAGTCAGCTAGACAAGGAATGGATTTCTTACAAGGGATAGCAAAAGTTATCGCTAAACAAGGTGTTCCTTTACATTGGACTACACCAGTTGGATTTCCAGTATTTCAATTTTATCCTGAAATGAAAACTAAAAGAGTAAAATCAAATCTAATGGGAGAAGTTATTATGCCTCAAATAAAAGAAGAAACTGAAGGTACTGACAAACTTCGTACTCGTAATGCGGCGGCGGCTAACTATGTTCATAGTTTAGATAGTGCTTGTATGATTAAGACTGTCAATATTGCAAAAGAAAAAGGTATTGAAAGTTTTTGTAACGTACATGATAGCTTTGCTACACATGCTTGTGACATTGATAAACTTAACGAAAGTATAAGAGAGGCTTTTGTTGAAACCTTTAGTCAAGATTTATTTGACAAGTTTAAAAAAGAAACCGCCTTATTAGTGGAAGATAAAGAAGCTGTTAAAAAGTTTCCTGAAATTCCTGCGTCAGGCGAATTGGAGTTGGGTTTACTACATCAATCCAAGTTTTTCTTTGCCTAAACCTATGCAACAGAGGATAGTTGAATGAAAGAATATGTAATAATGACTTTACTACTTCTACCTTTTGAGGAAACTTTCAAGGTAGATAGTAAATTATGGCTTCTTGATGTTAAAGCACCTCATTGTGAGGTTGAATTACCAACTACTTACCATGAACCACCTGTAAACAAACATGAGATAACGATAGGTGGTAAGAAAATGCAATATGTAGGGCGTATCTGTCCCAAGTAAAGTTGCACTATTAGACTAATCAACATGGTTGGAGAAAACACAGAGATAAACACAAGGAGAAACATGAGTAAACAAACATACGAAAAACTGGTTACACCTGTAGGTGTATCGCAGTTTGCTTGGTTAAATAAACCAGATACTAAATTTGATGATAATGGACATTACAAAGTTAATCTAGTAATTGCTTCTGCTGAAGCAAAGCCACTCATTGATAAGATAAATGGTGAAGTAACCAAAGCTGTTGCTATGGCTAAAGAGAAATCTAAAGGCAAGAACATAAAAACAGCTAACAAACCTTTTGAAGAAGAATATGTAGAAGGTAAGCCTACTGGAAACATAATCTTCAAATTCAAAGCTAAAGCAAAGATAATAATGAAGAATGGGGACGTTATAGATAATAAAGTTCCAATCTTTGATAGCAAAGGTACACCAATGACTAATCAAGTTTGGTCAGGTAGTCAAATGAAAGCGTCTGCGGACATGATACCATACTACACAGCTATGGCAGGTGCAGGAGTTTCATTAAGACTTAAAGCAGTGCAAATAACTAAATTAGTTGAAGGTTCAGGTGCAAATTCATCAGCACATGGATTTTCTGAAGTTAAAGATGGTTATGTAGCACCTGCGGAAGATAAAACTTACGAAAATGAAGTTCAAGAAACGTCAACTGACTTCTAATCAAGTAGGGCTTAAATATGGTTTTAGGTCTGGGCTAGAAATAGCAATCTCACAAGAGTTAGATGCTAATAGCATAAAGTATAAGTATGAACAGGTTAAGTTAAAGTATACTAAACCTCAAAAGATACATACTTATACCCCAGACTTTTACCTAGAAGAACAAGACATTTATTTAGAAACAAAAGGGTTATTCACTTCTGCTGATAGACAGAAGATGAGACTTGTTAAAGAACAACACCCAGAGAAAGACATTAGATTAATATTCTCTAATTCAAGAAGTAGGATTTCAAAAAAGTCAGCAACTACTTATGCAATGTGGTGTGACAAATATAATTTCAAATATGCTGACAAACATATTCCTTTGGAGTGGTTAAATGAATAACAATTATAGAAAAAGAACAGATTTCATAGTTATCCACTCCACTAAAACTAAACCTAGTGAAAATCTAGGCGTAAAAGAGATTACTAAAAAACAACGTAAAGAAGGTTTTTTTCATTGTGCTTATCATTTTATAATTAAAAGAGATGGTACAATAGAAGAAGGTAGAGACATTGAGATGTCTGGTGCAATACTACCTATAAATCAACCTCTTATTACTAACCAAAATTCCATTGCGATAGCACTTGTTGGTGGTTTATCGCAAGATGGAGCAAATCTTGACACTAACTTCACGTTCAAACAGTTCGTCTCACTGCGAGACCTTGTAAAAAAGTTGAAAAAGAAGTACAGTGTTGAGGTGGTGGGTTGCAGAAATGCAATTAACTCCAACTCTTGTATGTCTTTTGACGTACAAGCGATTGTTGATTGAGACGCATCTAGTTAGAAATAGCTAGGTGCGTTTCGTATTTTTGGGGTGGCTTACAATGAAACTGACCCCATAGGGCTAGTAGAGGGAGACTGAACCTAGCCCATAAAATTCCCAAATATTTTACCCAAAAAATTTATGCACAAAACAGAAGAAGACTTTTTATATCACAGCCCATGTGAAAACTGCGGCTCTTCAGATGCAAATGCAGTTTATACTAATCATTCGTATTGCTTTTCTTGCAATACATACACCAAAGGACAATCAACAAATATGGAACTAGAAACTATAACAAAAAAAGAAAGTGGATTTATTAAAGGAGATGTACTTCCACTTAATAAAAGAAAAATTAATTTAGATACTGTACAAAAATATAACTACCAAATTGGTGCATGGTTTGGAAGACCATGTCATATTGCTAATTATTATAATGATAGCAAAGAGTTAGTAGCACAAAAATTAAGATACCCTTCAAAAGATTTTCAATGGATTGGTGAAGCAAAACAATCAGGATTATTTGGACAAGAAGTTTGTAAAGGCAAAGGCAAATATATTACAGTTTGCGAAGGCGAAATAGATGCCTTAACCATGTCGCAGATTAACGACAACAGATGGGACGTAGTCTCAATTAAATCTGGTGCGGCAGGTGCAAAAAAAGATATTCAAAAATCATTAGATTTCTTGGAAGGTTATGAGAACGTAATCTTCATGTATGACCAAGACATACAAGGGCAACAAGCGGCAGTAGAATGTGCTAAACTTCTAACTCCGAATAAAGCCAAGATTGCGTCTCTCCCTTTGAAAGACCCTAACGAAATGTTGTTAGCAGGTAGAACAGAAGAACTTAAACAAGCTATGTGGAATGCAAAACCATATAGACCAGATGGAATTGTACTTGGTACAGAAATCTTTGACGACATAATGAAAGAAGATACTTACATCACTGCACAATATCCATTTAAAACTATTAATATTAAAACACATGGATTAAGAAAAGGTGAACTAACAACTATCACCGCAGGTACAGGTGGAGGTAAATCATCTTTTTGTCGTCATGTAGCATTGGATTTATTAAAACAAGGTTTTGGTGTTGGCTACATAGCACTAGAAGAAAGTATTAAACGTAGTGCATTAGGTATTATGGGTGTCCACCTAAAGAAACCTTTGCATTTAACAAGAGAAGGAATAAGTGAACAGGAACTTCAGGAAACTTTTAAATCAACTATTGGTAATGGGAATTTTTATTTATATAACCACTTTGGCAGTACAATCGCTGACAACTTATTAAGTAAGATTAGATATTTAGCAAAATCATGTGAAGTAGACTTTGTAGTATTAGACCATTTACACATGGCTTTGTCTGCACTTGGAGATGAACACACAAGTGATGAAAGAAAACTTATTGACTACTTTGTAAGTAAATTAAGAACATTAGTAGAAGAAACAGGTATTGGTTTAATATTAGTTTCACATCTTCGTAGGTCAGAAGGAGACAAAGGTTTTGAAGATGGAAAAGATGTTACTATGAATAGTTTGAGAGGCAGTGCCAGTATAGGTCAACTCTCCGATTTAATTTTATCATTATCTAGGGACATTAAATCAGAAAAGAAATTAGCAAAAGTTACAATTTTAAAGAACAGGTTTAGCGGTGAGACAGGCAACGCAGGTACATTGCTATATGATTTATCAACTGGTTGTCTTTCAGAAACTACACCTGATGTTTTAGATGACTATTAAAAAAACTACTCTTCAAAATAGAAGAGACGCAATAAATTGGACTGCTTATGTACTTCAAGCAGTAGATAAAGCAAGAAAAACAAAAAATATTGTCTTTTTAGATGTAGGCAGAACTCAAACTGCTTTCATTTTAC